CAGGATCCGCCGCTTTGGCTGCTGGGGTGGCTAATGAACAAAGAATTTCTTTTCCCGCTGTAACTAAGTCAATTACAATAAGGAACACCTCTACCCAGGCTGCTGCTAATGTGCGAGTGTTGTTGTCGTCGGGCAAGGCGACTGGTGACGCAGATACTATCAACGGACGCCATTTTGTGGAGTTGTTTTCCCCAGCTAATACCACTGCACAGGTAGGGAAAATGAGCGAGATAACCCTGGATGCTAAAGTAAAAGAAATTTTTATTCAGGCCGCTGGTGCGACCGCCGTATTTGAAGTTTATGCTTCGTTGACAGGAATCTCTACCGCTAATATGCCAATCCTTTCGGGGTCGGGTATCAATGCTCTTAATCCTGCTGACGGTACAACTCCATAGTAAGATATTATAAATATCTGCTCTTTACAACGCCCGGATACTATTTACAATGATGTAATATCGTTTTTACGTCTTCGTTGAGAGGAATATCTAAATGAGTACAATGCTGGAACAAGCAATAGTAGACGCAAAAAATCTTAAAGAGGCAGCGATTAAAAGTGCCGAATCCGCAGTCATTGAAAAATATGCAGCGGAGGTAAAAAGTGCTGTTACCCAAATTCTAGAACAAGAAGAGGTGCCCCAACCTCAGACTCCAGAAGTAGAAAATAGTGCTCTTGAGGACGTTCCTATGGCTCATATGCCAGGTGAAGAAGAAGAAGTAGTGGTAGTTGATTTAGATGATATCATTGCTGCTGCTGACACCGAAGACGAGGATGAAGAAGAATTTACTTTAGACCGTGAAGAGATTGCCGACGAAGTTGGGATTGATCTAGATGACGAAGAATCCCCAGCTAACCGTAACGATGATGAACTAGACCTAAGTGAAGATGACCTTGTTAACATGTTCAAGGAAATGCTTGTCGTAGATGTTCCGGAAATGATCGTGCAGCAATCTGAAGCTGCTCTTTCTCAAGATGAAAAAGAGGAAGACGAAAAAGTAGAGACTATACGCACTGATGGCATGGACGAAGACGATATTGAAGAATATGAACGCACCATGGCAAAAAATGAAAACCTGATGCGTGAAAACAAAAACCTAAAAAAGATTTTAAATGAAGTTAAAAACAAGTTACAAGAAATAAACTTGCATAACGCAAGATTATTATATGCGAACCGTGTTCTCTCTGACACCTCCCTGAATGAGCAACAAAAGAATAAAATTGTTGATATGGTCGGAAACGCACGTTCGGTGGACGAGGCGAAGACGATTTTTGAAACACTTCAAAGGGCAGTGGCTAACGTTAAATCTAACCCAGCACAATCACTTTCCGAAGTTATTACAAGACGATCTTCCGTTGTTCTTGGCGGCAACCGCCGTGAGGACAAATCTACTGAAGCGTCTCCAACATATAATCGGTGGGCCACTCTCGCAGGCATGACAAAAAAATAAGGAGATAATAAAAAATGTCAGTCATTAATACACTTACAGAGGGTATCAGAGAACGTTCCCTCGCTCACGAAGGCGAAGCTCTTCTGGAGAAGTGGCAACGGACTGGTCTTCTAGAAGGTCTTGACGATCATCGTGCTAGTAATATGGCTCGTCTTCTGGAAAACCAAGCTGCTCAACTTCTTAAGGAACAATCCACCATGGCCGCAGGCGATGTGGAAGGCTTTGCTTCAGTTGCATTCCCAATTGTACGCCGTGTTTTCGGCAACCTTTTGGCACAGGACCTTGTTTCGGTCCAACCCATGAGCCTGCCCAGCGGTCTCATTTTCTTCCTTGACTTTACATACAGCGATTCGGCTGCTATGGATGGTAACGGAACAGGACTTGCTACACGTCTTCGCAACGAAGCCGGCAAGTCGCTCTATGGTGGCGGAAAAGTCGGTGCCCAGATCGTTGATGGTTTGGATCTTGCTGGCGACGAGTCACAAAAGAGTTTTTACAATCTTAACACTGGGTACAGCAGCCCGACAGGTTCTGTGACCGTCACCCCCGCAGATGCGGCTGGAGTAGCATCCGCAGCATTTCGGGTTCAGGGTAGCGGAACCTTTTATAATGGTGCCGCCGCTAGCCCCGGTGGCGAATTCTGGGCAACTTTGTCCCGTGATGCTGCCATGGTGAGCGGTACATCCACCTTCGTCGTGGCTGACCTGGCCAGGGACTTCCTCTCAGGCTTTGCAACAGGAAGTAGCCCCCTGGACATCGTGGTTTCCGGTAGTGATGGTATGGGTGGATTTGTTGGTCCGGGCTCGCTTCCGCTGCCGGCATCTAGTAGCTATCAGTCGGCTGTTACAGCGCACTACTCGGGTTCAGCCACAGACTATATCCGTATGGCGATTGTTTCTACGGATGCCAGCTTGTCCGCCGACGTGCTGAAAAGTCAGCTTATTGCCTCGGGTACTAAGATCTTCTTCCCTGCTGAAGATGATTTCACAAACGGCGGCGCTCTTGGTTCCATCGTTGGTACCT